CGGCTCTCCTTTCGTGGGCGTAACTCGTCACTTCAAAATTGCAAGTGGCTATGCTACGGCTATCTTCTACGGGGACGCTGTTAAACTGGTTACCGGAGGCACCGTCGAACGCGATGCGTATGACGCTGCTATGACACCTGTTGGTGTCTTCCTTGGTTGCACGTACACTGATCCTAACCTTGGTTACAAGGTCTGGCGTCAGTCGTATCCTGCAAGCACTGTTGCATCTGACATCGAAGCATTCGTTGCAGATGGTACTGACATTCTGTTCAAAGCCGCTGTGCTGTCGTCTGGTACGACTATCGGTGATTTGGCACAGACTGACATCGGTGCAAACGTCGCGGGTGTAGACAACACTGGTGATTCTACTTCGGGTAACTCTCGCGGTGGTATCTCAGATACGTCTGCAACTACAAACACTCTTCCGTTCCGTATCGTCGGATTGGTTGAGGAAACCAAAAACAGCTCGGGTGGTTACACTGAGGCTTACGTTAAATGGAACGCAGGTCACCAGTATAACAACACGACTGGCGTATAAGGAGGAGTAGACAATGGCTATTTCACGCGCCCAGTTACTTAAAGAACTCCTTCCCGGCCTGAACGCTCTGTTCGGAATGGAGTACGCGAAATACGGCGAAGAGCACGCCGAAATTTATGAAACCGAATCTTCAGATCGCTCATTTGAAGAGGAAACCAAATTATCGGGCTTCTCAGCGGCACCAGTTAAAAACGAAGGTGCAGCGATTGAGTACGATAATGCGCAAGAAGCATGGACTGCACGTTATACGCACGAAACTGTTGCGATGGGTTTCAGCATCACAGAAGAAGCAATCGAGGACAACCTCTACGATTCTCTGTCTGCTCGTTACACCAAAGCATTGGCTCGTGCCATGGCGTACACCAAGCAGGTTAAAGCCGCTGCTATTCTTAACAGCGCGTTTGACACTGGCACAACTTATGGCGACGGTAAGGCACTATGTACTACCGACCACCCATTGGTTAGTGGCGGTTCCAACTCGAACGAACCAGCCGTAGCTGCTGATCTTAACGAGACTTCTCTTGAAGCCGCCGTTATTCAGATTGCTGGTTGGACGGACGAGCGTGGCCTGTTGATTGCAGCCAAGCCTCGTAAGTTGGTTATTCCACCGAACCTACAGTTCGTTGCAACTCGTTTGCTTGAAACTGAAGGACGTGTGGGTACTGCCGACAACGACATCAACGCCATCCGTAACAACGGTTCAATCCCAGAAGGTTACACAGTTAACCATTATCTGACGGATACCGACGCATGGTTCTTGATGACTGATGTTCCGAACGGCCTCAAGCACTTTGTTCGTACGCCGATGTCTACGTCTATGGACGCTGATTTCGATACGGGCAACAGCCGCTATAAGGCTCGTGAGCGATATTCCTTCGGGGTCTCAGATCCTCTTGGAATCTTCGGTTCACCCGGAGCTTAAAAGACTATGGGGGGCACTTGTTGCCCCCTTCTTTTTTCTATAAGATCGATCTATCCCTGACAGTTGCATAGGGCAACTGACACTAGCCGAGACAGGAGATAACAATGGCTAACACTACGTTCCAAGGTCCAGTCCGTTCCGAGAACGGCTTTAAGGACATCACCAAAGCTGCAAATACCGGTATTGTTACAGAGAATATTTCTATTACATACGATGGTACAAACAGCGTAATCATCTTTTCTGACCTCCCGACTTCTGATCCAACTGTTGCTGGGCAGCTATGGAGTAACTCAGGCGTTTTGACCGTATCTGCGGGATAAGGAGGTAATCCATGTCCTCTGATGTACTAACAAAACGAGTTACTGGGACCGGTTCTTTAGCCGTTGGCCCTGCTAGAGTTCGTCAGATACAGGTTTTGACAGGTGCGGGCGCAGGACGCCTTACTGTTACTAATGGTAACGGTGGTGACACAGTGCTAGATATCGACTTTCTAGCGTCTGATTCGCACTCAATCAACATCCCTGACGATGGTATTCGTTGTGTTTCAGACGTTTACGTAGCTACAGCAACGAATATCACTGCTATGACTTTCTTCTATAGCTAGGAGGAGGACATCATGCGTAGGTACTACGCTGCTGGTGGCAGAGTCGATAAGAAGAGCATGGCTTGTAATAAGCCGCGCAGAACGCCTAATCACCCCAAAAAATCACACGTCGTAAAGGCATGTGAGGGGGGTACCGAAAAGATTATTCGTTTCGGAGAACAAGGCGCTAGTACTGCTGGCAAGCCTAAAAAAGGCGAATCTGCTCGCATGAAGGCTAAACGTAAATCGTTTAAAGCTCGACATAGCAAGAACATCGCTAAAGGCAAAAAGTCCGCTGCGTATTGGGCTGACAAGGTGAAGTGGTAATGCCCGCTAAGTCTAAAAAACAGCAAAAGTTTATGGCTGCAGTAGCCAATAACCCTAAATTCGCCAAGAAAGTTGGCGTTCCACAAAGTGTTGGAGAAGAGTTTATGAAGATGAAGAAGTATGAAATGGGTGGTCGTGCTATGGGTAGCCGTCCTATGGGTGGCCGTGCTATGGGTAACCGTGCTATGGGTAACCTTCGTGATGAGGAGCTGCATGCGATGGAAGAAGCACGAGGAAAGCCCCGTGCTCCGAGGAGGCGCGCTCCTGTAACTGGCGGACCTACTCCACGTCCTTCACGTCCTTCACGTCCTCCAATGCCCGGTGGTCCTAGCAGAGGTCCGGGCATGAAATCAGGCGGTAAAGTCCGTGGTTGCGGTAAAGCTACCAAAGGCGTTCGTAAAGCCAAAATGGTGTCGATGAAAGGGAGTTAAGCCATGGCCTTTTCTGATATGTTTAGAAGAAAAAAGCGCCCTCAAGCTAAAAGAAAAGCTAGCCGCACACGTCCATTTAAGAAAGACGAAGCCCCAGAGGAGCTACCTTCGGGGATGCGCGTTAAGGATACTGAGACTCGTGCAGTAGGTAAGCGTCGGCCTAACGAAAGCCAAGAACTAAAAGCTAAAAAAGAAGCTATGCCTGCACCTGAAATAGCGCCTAAAACGCCTAAAGTAAGTATGGACTCTAAAAAAGAGACCGGGCCTGCTCCTATGATGCGAAGAGAGGCTGTAACCGCTAAAGGTATGCCAGCAGAAGGTCAGCCAAAGTCTATTGCTGAAGCTAGAAAAGCGGGTAAAGATACGTTTATTGGTAAAGACGGACGTAAGAAAGCTGCGGTTACAAAAGAAGAACTTGAAGCTTCAGGGTATAAGAGCCTACGTGAGTACCTAAACGCGCAGAGAAAATCTAAGCCTAAAGATATGAAGAAAGGAGGTAAAACATCTTCTTATAAAAAAGGTGGAACTGTTCGTGGCGCTGGTAAAGCTACCAAAGGTGTTCGCGCCGCTAAAATGGTGTCGATGAAGGGTAGCTGAGGCAAAATGAAACTTTAACATCAGGTTGATGTTTATGCGTTGTTACTACAAGAAAGGCGGTACGGTTAAAGACGATTGCTATCGCAAGGTTAAGTCCAGATACAAGGTCTTTCCGTCCGCCTATGCTTCAGGGGCGATAGCCAAATGTCGAAAGAAAGGGGCTAAGAACTGGGGTAATAAATAATGGCGGTACGCAAAACAGCTAAAGGAGCTGCGTTAAAACGTTGGTTCAAAGAAGACTGGAAGGACGTACGTACAGGTAAGGCTTGTGGCAGGCAGAAAGGCGAAAAACGGGGAACCCCCTACTGTAGACCAACAAAAAGAGTCTCTAGTAAAACGCCTAAAACTGCGTCAGAAGCTACGACGGCTGAGAAAAGAAGCAGAATCGCCCAAAAGAAACGGATTGGACAGCCCGCAGGAAAGCCTAGACGAGTTGCTCCGTTGAAGAGGAAAAAGTAATGGCTAAGGGAGTAAAGCATTACTTTAAGGATGGTACAGAGCATAGAGGGGGTATGCACAAACACCCCGATGGAACGTTGATGACTGGAAAAGCCATGTCAAATACGTCTAAAAAACTGTATCACTATGGACAGCTTTCTAAGAAAGCTAAAGACAAAGCTAAGAGTAGCTGGAAACGATGACCACTTCAGGCACTACAAGCTTCAACATGGAGTTCACCGAGATCGCTGAAGAAGCGTGGGAGCGTGCTGGACGCGAAATGCGTTCGGGTTATGACCTACGTACCGCACGACGATCCATGAACTTAATGTCGATTGAGTGGCAAAACCGTGGGCTAAACCTATGGACAGTCGATGAGGGCACTGTAAACCTTGTCGCAGGGACTTCTGAGTACAACCTACCTGCCGATACTATTGACTTACTAGAACAGGTTATACGGACAAATGCAGGGGTTACGGCCACTCAACAAGATCTTACTATTACACGGATCAGTGTAAGTACATATTCTTCTATTCCTAACAAATTAACGCAGGGTAGACCGATTCAGGTATACATCGAGCGGCTTAGGGATAACCCAAAAATTAATGTCTGGCCGGTACCGGATACGAATGATTACGTGTTTAAGTACTGGCGGATGCGTCGAATAGAAGACGCTGGTAGCGGGGTGCAAACGGCAGATATGAATTTCAGATTCTTTCCTTGTATGGTAGCTGGACTAGCCTACTATATAGCGATGAAGGAACCAGAGTTTGTGGAAAGATTGCCAATACTAAAAGCGGAGTACGAAGAGCAATTTCGTTTAGCTGCGGAAGAGGACAGGGTAAAGACACCGGCTAGGTTTGTACCGCGTATTGCGAGGATCTAGATGTGACTAACCGGTTTGCTTCCGCAAAGAAAGCCATAGCAGAATGCGATGTCTGCGGCTTTCAGTATAAGTTAAAGGAGCTACGTAATTTAATTGTTAAGGGTAGGGATACTAACGTCAAAGCATGTCCAGAATGTTGGAATCCAGACCAGCCTCAGTTGAAGTTAGGAGAGTTTCCAGTAAACGATCCACAAGCGATACGAGATCCCCGTCCAGATAGAAGCTTAGGCCCTTCTGGAGACTTTAGCAGTCGGGATATTCAGTGGGGTTGGGCACCTGTAGGCGGTGGTAACGATCCATACGGGCTTACTCCTAACAACTTAGTAGCAAATGGGTACATTGGAACAGTAACGGTGGTGACCAGCTAATGAAAAAAGATAAAGTGCATAAGATGAGCGGTGTAAAACCCTACGGACCTAAAGCCAGCATGAAAGGCGTTAAAACGTCTGGAATTAAGAT